TAATTTGTGTGCCACTGCTCCATGAAGCTCTCATCCTCAGCCTCATCATTGACTAGCAGCTTCCTGAACTTCGTCAGATCACCGCCAGCCTCCTCGTAAAGACTCAACACAGTCCCGTCATCCAGGCTGATGCCCGCTGTAGCGGCCTCCCTGTAACCGAAGTTGCCTTTATGGTTCAACTCCGCGCCACGAGAAATCAGCATCAGACACCAAGCGCATGTTTCGCGCCCGGTAGCCACCCTCGCCCAACCAATGACAGTCCCGCTCGTCGGGAAACTCTCCCCGTCAACGGCAGCAGAATCCGGTTCCTGCCCGAAAATCTGCTTAGAAGCCCGCTTCTCGAGAAGGCTTTCAACCTGAGCTAAAAGGTCAGAGTTAGGGTCAGACGCTTTCGCAGCCTTATCCCTAGCCTCCGACACAGCCCTCGACGGCTTAACGAACTCGGCCGTGTCCTGGCGGACAACCTCAGGTTCCTTCTGCAACTCATCGAGCTTCCGCTCTAAAGCCGCATCCTCTTTCACGGCACCGATAATCTGTCGGCGTGCCGCCATCTCCACCTCACGCACAGCCGTCAAAACAACCTTAGACACCGCGCTCTTAGGGGAGTTGGCCTGCAACATCTCCCTCTTCGCCGGCTCCATGTTCTTGACGAACCACTCAAACTTCGTCTCCGAAAGCAACCTTTCGTTGCGTTCCAACGTCGGATGGTGCAGAGCCCGCTGAGAGTCGTAGAAAACACGACCCAACGAAGCGGACTCCATGTACCTGCGCTCAACCTCCGGGAACAACAAACTGAGAAGGTCAAGCCAACCTTTCGGTGTGAGTAAAGGCGCAGTGAACAAACTCGCGAACCGTTGCACATACGCCGCCAACCCGGCCGTTATAGCCGCCTGACTAGCCGCATACTGCTCCGGGGTCACGCCGGGTCCGCCTCAACAGCCTTGTTCTTAGAGCCGATCTCAGCCTGGACAGGCTTCGCCTCCAACCCTGGCTGCGCCTGAGTCGCACCGTCAGTCGAATACATAGTCCCCACCAGGCCCAAGCCCAGCGCAGCCTCTTCCTCGTCCCAACGCCGCATCTCCTCACGCTCCTTGATGCTGTAACCCATGTCGATACGGGCACGCTCGCGGGGGATCACCCCGGCACCGTTGCCGTACAACTTCGTGGCAGCATCAGCCTTAGCCGCATACGTCGGAGTCGACGGGTCACGCCAAATAGTCTCCATACGCATCATGTCAGGCGGCAGATCGCCGCCCTTCATCATCCGCCACGCAAGACGCATCGCGTCCTCCCAAGCCCCACCGAAGATCGAATTCTTACGCTCAACCTTCTTGATCAGCCGGGACTCCGCAGCGCGGATAGCCTCAGCAGACGCAGGGTTATCAGCCGCAGTCGATAGATACTGCGGAGGCAAACCTGTGTAGGCAGCAACTTGTTTCGCGATCTGATCGAGAGCGTTCGTGAAGTTAGCAAGCTCAGCCGCGCTGAACTGCTGAATCTTCCCGTCTGGATCCTCGAACGCCAAAATGCGTGCGAGGTAAGCGTCGAAGAACGTCTGACCTGTGTCAGCGTCCACACCGATCTCTTCCGGCTTGATGCCGAAGATCAGACGCTGCGGAACACCCATCAGCTCGGCAGTCGCCTGCATCAACATCAGAATCCGGGCAGCCGCATCAGTCATCGACCTGAGCTCAGGTGTGATCTCGGTGGTGCCGTACAAATCGGAAAGCCTTGTCCGGTTAGGGATCGGCACAACAGGCACAGCCATCAGACCGTGCGAATAGTTGAACCACGGAACCCACTCGCCGTCAGCGCGATACCAGCCGAACGTGTCGTTCAACGTGTACAGCGTCGCAGCCTCGATCTCGTTACCTTCCGCGTTGTACGCAACCCGGATAGCTTTCGACACCTTGCCGATACGCGGATCGATCTCCGCGAACATACGGGTAGGCGGCTCCACACGAATGATCGGAACCGTAGGATCCCAACCCAAATCGATCTTCGGGTCAGGTGCAGACACCGTGATGTACGACCTGCCATGCACATACGCGTCCGTGTAACCCAAAGGCGCTTCGATGTCCAGGTTGTTCGCCTGCCACCAATTCCACATCTCCTCGTCAGCCTCGTCAGCGTCCCCTAAACGGAACCCCTCAACGGACTGACGTTCAGCGATAGAATCGACATACAGTCGCGGATAGCCGACGTGAGCCAGCAAGCCTTGCATCTGCACAGGCACCGTCACGCCGATAGCTTCCGGCCGGCGTTCCGCCTCGTAGTACGACGTGTTACTCGCCTGCGACTTAATCGCGTCCTCGAACGCGGATATCATCTGCTCCCGCGTCTCGTCGGGATCGCCAATCTCTTCTTGCCCCGGTAACGGTGCTGTCATCTAACTGCGACCACCCTTCCTGATCTAGCTCTCTTAGACATGAGATAGTCATGTCGGGCTCCATACGCAAGGACAGCGCATACGGCCGCATCAATTTTTTTAGACGAATCTTTAGTAGCTTTCCGAATCGAGATAGCGTCGTAAGAAGTCGGATGACGTTTAGCGTTCAACACATGCTGCCGCAGAACGGGATTGCCGTCGTGCGACACCTCCCGCTCGATCACCGCGTCCTCAAGACGCTCACAGTCGAACGCGAACCGCTTCTGCTGACCGCGCATATCGAAAGCGACAGGGTTGTTGGGTGATGCGTTAACCCGCATCTTCTTCTTATACATCCGCGACCACTGATCGACATACGCCTCAAACTCTTTAACGTCGGCGCGGAACGCGACAACGTCATACCGCTGGAACACGCTGTGAACCGTGGCATCGACATCCTCACGCGGAACCTCACCGCCGTGCTTAGCCGGATCCCACACCTTGATCAAAAACAGCCTGCCGTCCTCGATACGGCACGCCACCAACGCAGTCCAGTCATTCGACTTAGACCCGTCAAACCCAAGAGCGATCTTGTCCTTAGGTTGAAGCCCAGACTCTTTATCGACAACCGCGATCCGATCCCACTCCTGCGGGGACAACCACGAATCCTCGGATGCGTTAACCTGATTCAAAAACTTGCGGCGGGACTCAGAAATAATGTTTTTAGTCGACAAGATCGACTTCACGATGTCATCGATAGGCAGCCACGTCGAATCACCCCTGGCGATCAGAAGCCCCTGCCGCAGCTTCTCAACACCTTCAGCGAAACCGACTGGATCCTCGCGCTCAGACGGGATCTCAGAGATCGGAGTGTCAGCGGGAGCCTCCAACGCGTCATACATAGCCCCAGCGTCCACGCTCTTGCCCGAAGCGACATCCTGCCACTCGATGTAAGCCTTCTCCGCTACCGTCTCCGTACCGGGCACGTGGGCGTTGCAAATCGACAGAGTGCGAGACCCTTCGACTTTCGTCATGTTGCCCTCGATGACAGAAGCCATCGAATGGCCTTCGTTCACCTTGCCGTCCGGGCCTGAACCCCACCACTGGGTTTCGTTCTGGATGACGAACGTAGGCCGGTTACCCTCCATCGACGCAGGCGACGATGTAGCAGCTTCGATGCGCCCACCCGCGCCCGAATAGATGATGAAACGGTTAACGTCCAGGCTGTAGTCAGCCTTCAACTTCTTCGAAATCATCACAGGGAACAGAGAGAACGTGTTCTTCGTCTGATCCTGCGAAACAGCGGCCACCGTGATCCACGCCGCGTTACGCGGCTTACCAACGGGATCGCCGTTCGAATCGAAATGGTGGAACGCCACAGGCCCACACAGCTCAGCCAAAGCCAACGCTGCGACGAACGGATCCTTCCCCCAGCCTTTCAGCCGGCGAATGACCCCTTCGCGGTACGAATACTGCCCTTTGCCGTCCACCGCATACCACCACAAAACCAGGCGAACTTGCTCGTCAGTCGGTATGAACATGTTCTCGTTCACCGGGATACCGGCCTCAGACATCTCTATGAGAAGCCGAAGACGGTCAGGGTCATCATGCCCGCCCGGAGTGTTCACATACTCAGACATCCACGCCAGCACATCCCAGCCCAAAGTTTTCTCAGGCAGATGCCAAGCGCCGTCGATAGTCCGCTGCCAAGACGGGCCGACGATATGCGGGGGAGATGGGGCAAGTTCAACAGACATGACCTACCCCACCTCCTTCCGATTAGAAACGAATCTTCGACAAAGCGTCAGCAGCCAACGGCCCCAAGATTGGGATGTCATCGACCACGTTCGACACAACAGACTTCACAGCCTCA